GCATGTCCTTGTCATGCGTGCCGACAGCCGGGCGCAGCAGGCGCCAAAGCGCGATCTGCGCCGGATCGGTGAGCGTGACGCCGGTATGTGTGATATAGGCGTGAGTAGCCTGCGGCATGGGGATTGTTCCCTTGCTGGTGGTTAGGGCCGCTTGCGAGGTGCGAACTCGCTTGCGGCCCGATTTTTATGCGCGTATAAAGTGCGCATGTCAACATTTAAAGCGCGCATAAAAAAGAGGGGACGGCCTCCCGTTGAAAGCGACGAGGTACGCTCGCGTGTCCAGCAACCGTTGCTCGGTGAACTTGACGCTTGGGCTGCCTCACATGACGTCACGCGAGCCGAAGCCATCCGCCGCCTGCTCCAGCTTGGGCTTGAGGCTGCGAAGGGGGAAATAAATGGCTGACAACGTGACCAACGAACTTATTCTGGAGACGCTGAAAGCAATCCAGACGAAGATGAGCGATATGGCTGGCGACCTGCGCGACCTCAAGGTCGACATGCGGGGCCTGAAGGGGCACATGGCCGGGTTCATGCAAGGTGAAGTCGCGCAGGATGGCGTCATCGCTGCGGTCTAGAGATTAATCACGGGTTTAGCCCAAGCATGGCAGAACGTGCCGCTTCCGCACTTTCCCTCTCCCGGATACCCATCAGAGGTTGGTTTGCTGTAGGCGTATTTCCTGCCCTCTCGCTTGGCGCATATTGTGCACCCATGATTTTTTGAACTTTTCCACAGATAGTATTTCACGCCTGCTGCCACCGCTCTTCCGCGATTGAATTTCGCTATTGCCTGTTTTTTTGACTCAACCTTTGTAAAGTATTCATTACATTCCTTTTCATACTGCTCATTGGTTTTCCCCCGTTTCTTGGGCGGTTGTATCCTTGCGCCACCGGGCCATCCATCTGGCGCGGGTATGGCAAATGATTTTTCGTTCGCGCTCGCGTTATCTTCTTCGCGCCGCCCGAATAGCTTGCGGAAAAATGACATGCTGAACCCCATTTAACCCAAGGTTACAGTTTGCGCTTAGCGGGTGCGAGTCAATCATTGACCTCCGCCATCTCTCAGCCGCACAAGTTGATCGAGGTAAAAGAAAACTACCGGAATAACTTGCGCAAAATCTCCCACTTATTACGCTCCGCTTTCGGGCGATGCTTAGATATAGGGTCTATAAAGGTGTCCGCAGAGAATTCTGGAGATCCAAAAAATTTGGAACCTCGATACTCAAATACTTTCCTTCCTTCAATCTCAGTTCCAGTTGTGGCATCCAATCTAGCGTAATGGCAGACAAGACTATTGCGGGTTGGTAAGGTATCAAGGGAATCTTTTTCCGCTATTGCTCCTCCGGCGTGAACAAAGTCAGCGTCCCAGAACAAAATATCTCCTCTGTTTGCTTCGAAGATAACGGGGAATGACCCATTATTTCTGCAAACTGCGTCGCAGTGTGCCATATATTCTCCATAAGAGGGAAATTGGCCGACTTGCATCTTCGGTATTTTATGGGATGCAGGATAAATTATTAAAGCTCCATTCCGTTCGTCAGCTCTTTCAAAGGAAAACCACGCCGCAGTGAGAAACTCTCTATCATACGAACCTGCCCATCCAGGCGAAACAAGAAACTTATCGGAATGCGCACCTTGTTCGCTGCTAAATTTATAGGTTAGCGTCTGGATACATGTTGGAGGAGCATTGTATATCTGGGATAAAAAACTAACTACCACATCGGCCAACATAATCGGCAATATGGACAATGAATATTTTTCTATATCAATAACGCGTGGCAAACGTCTCGCCTCAAGAGGCGCCTCGCTTCCGTTGTAGAGCTTACCCCAAACCGAAAATGTTAACTTTTCGTTTGTTTGTATATTTTCTTCAAAATCCGACCAGAAACGGTCAATGCATGAGTCATCAATACAGTTTTCGAATACTACATATCCATATTCTTCAAAGTATAGTTTTGCTCCTTCAATGTCGCGGTCACTAAATTTCTTTACCACATGGCTTTTGTCATTATATTGCGAATTCACTGCTGCGCCTTTCATGTTGCAAAACATGTCAACACTATTAACGCATAGTGGAATAGTTTCAATATGACCCGAAGAGAATTTTCGACCGTGAGGCAAGCGAAAGCTGAAGTTGCATTTATGTCTTTTCGACGCGCTCCCAATCCTCGAGACAAAAGACCTTTCCGGGCTGATCGGCTTCTTACTCAACGCTGTGTTTTGAGAGCTCCGTGGAAGCGCTGTGACCTTAACCTCGATAGGAATACAACGGGATCACAGCCCCACCAAACTAGCCATTTCAGCCAGCGCGCTCGTCTGCGGCACCTGCTGCAAGGCCTTGGTCCCCATAGGCTGGACTGGCGCCGTGCTCGCCGGGACGGCCTGATTAGCCTGCACGATCGCCGTCGTCTGGCGCGTCTGTGTCAGAATGATCTCGACGCACCGGAAGCGCACGAACATCGAATAGGCCGTGTCGGCCGTCGTCTCGGTTGAGACCTCCGCGATCAGCATGTTCTTGTATCGGCGCTTGCCCGTGACGATCGTGCAAAGCTGCCGCGAGTGCTGGAGCGTCAGGATCGTCTGGTAGATCTGCTGAACATAGCCTTCGCCGAAGTTGTTCAGTGCGCTTCCAAGGCTCGTCGAATCAGCGAAATCGCTGCTGATCGCCTGCACGCTGCTGTTCGACCACCCGTATTCCAGTTCGAGTTCGGCAGGAAGGCGGAAGGCATGGTCGGTGATCGCGGCGCCGCGTTCGACCGGCTGAGACGTGATCCCCATGGCGTCGCGATGGCGCTCCGCGATGGCAAGGTTCGGGATGACCGATATGGAAGCGACCGTGTTGCCGTTCATATCAAGGCCGTTGCCGGCGCCGACGATGCTTCGGTTCGACGAGAACAACAGCGACGCAGCGCCTAGGGCGGTTCCCAGCGCGGTAAGGGCCTGGCTCATCCGAGCCTCGCTTTCGCATTGCGCACCAGACTGGCACTGGCTTGGTTCTGCGCCCGCAACACGGACTGGCCGGTCTGCTCGGGGCTCTGTGCGCCAGAGACGTGGATGGTGTTCGTCTGCGTCACGGAGAGAGGCTGGCTGTCCGTGCCGCCCGACGTTTGATACCGCTGATCCATAGCGCGTGCGTACCCGATACGGGCATCGAACCCCGGGTCGCCCGGATGCTCGCCCGAACGCTCATAATGCTCTGCGAAGAATGAGGCGGCGTTATCCAGCCCGTGCGTGGCGAAGAAACCGCGTCCAGCATCCTGCTCGCCGCCCTGGCGCATTTCCCAGAGCGCCGCCCGTAGCTGGTCGATATACCCTGCTTTCGTGACATCGATGCCGACCCCTTGCAGAATAGCGGCCTGCCGGTTGGCGTCCCACTGCGCGATCCCGACATGTGAGCCATTCCGTGCGGAGGTGCTAAGGCCGCTTTCCTGCTGGAAATTTCCCATCATCGCCAGAGCGTGCTCACGATCCACGCCGTTGTTCATCAGGAACGCCAAGCCCTGCATGGCGCGCTGCGGAGCCTGGATCATGCCCCCGTAATCCCCCAGCATCTGGCGGAACGCGGTCGCGTCCTCCTGATTGTCGGATCCGATCTGTCGACCGATGTCCCGCACGTGCTCCCACGCAGACCTCCAGCGGCCATGCGACAGGTCTCCGACTGCCTGTGCGAGAGACCCGACGGTCTTCCCGGCCTCCGAGAAGGCGGCGATGAACTCAGTCCGCAGGAAGTGCGTCAGCGGTGTCAGCCAGCGTTCCGCGCGCGGCCAGAGATCGTCGAACAGGGCGCCCATTTGGTGCATCGCATCCAGAGCCGCATTGATGCCCGGTTCCCACTGCGCCCAGTCGATGAGCGACGTGCCCCCGGCCTTCCAGACCCGATAGTCGTCATAGAGCGCAAGGATCGCGGCCCCAAGCGCAATCAAACGACCGATCGGGGTGGCGAGAAACCCCCGGTTCAACAGGTGCCATGCGACGCCGAGCGCGCCGATCGTGGCGATCCACCCCTTGGTGCTCCGGTCGAGATGGTCGAACCGATCCCATAAACCGGCCAGGATCTCCGCGCCGCGCCCGAACAGCTGCATCAGTGCCGCGCCGAGGGCGAGCACGAAGCGGGACGCCGCCTCGATCGTCGTCGAGATGCGGTCGAAGTTGTCGAGGATCAGCGCGCGGAAACGGACGATATCGCCGCCGATCCCGCGCTCGAGCGAAATGGCAACCTTGTCGCGGAGCACCTGGAAGACGAGGCCAAGGCTTCGCAGTTGCTGCATGAAGGTGGCGGACGATTTCGACGCCTGCTCCTGGCTGATGCCGGCGCGTCGATACACATCGCGATATTCGTCCGAGAACTGCCCAAGGCCACGCTCCATCGCCTGAAGTGTGTTCTCGTCGATCCCCAACACACCAGCCTGCGCTCGGGCGCGGTAGTAGGGCTCCGAGCGGAACTGCTTCGCCAGATCCTGCATGACGTCTGCGGTGTCGCGCAGCTGGCCGTTGGCGTTGCGCGTCTGGACGCCGATATGCTGGATGAAGGACTCGCCGCCCGGCGTCGAACGCAGGAAGTTGCCCATGGACTGGAGGCTTGCACGCGCCGCCTGCGCGTTGCCTCCTACCTGGCTGACTGCATACGCGAATGACTGCATGCCCGTGGCGGACGACTGCGCGCGCTGGCTCGCGTAATAGAGTTGCTCGTAAGACTGGGCAACCTTCGCGACAGACGCGACAATACCGGTGAGCACGCCAGCAAGGCCGAGTGCCGCCTTCTGCGCGCCTGCAACCGCCTCCTCGAACTGCCTCTGTCCGGTGCGGTCCACGGACCAGCCGAGCGACACCAGGAACTCTTTCAGGATGCCTGCGTCGGCCATGCTATCTCTCTGACAATGCGTTTAATTTCAGATCGAGCAAATCGAGCGCTCGATCTGCGCGCGAGCTGCGCGCGACCTGCACTCGTTGCGCTCTCTTAACGCTCTTCTAATTTTCTTGACTTCTGCGCGCCGCTTCGCGCGCTCGGTGTTCGTTCTCAGCCTGAACATCGAGAGCGTCGTTCAGCTGCGACACTTGCAAGAGCGTGACCTTGCCGTCGTCGAGATCCGCTATGTGCAGCCGCCCGGCGAGAACCGGGCGCATCAGGTAGTCTTCTCCGTCCGGGAGGCAGACTGCCGCGTAACTCAGGCGATCGCCGCGTCGCTCGAAGCTGACCGAGCGGCGCCCATAAAACCCTGAAGGTTGTCCTGAATGACCGACGCTGCGAGACGCAGCATCATGTTCATGTCGATCCAGTCATACCGCAACGTGTTGCCCTGGGCTGAAATGTTGAACAACGTGCCGCTCTCTTCGCGATGTTTGACGACGCCGAGGCACGCGTCCAGCACGTAATCGCAGTCCGCGTCCGACAGCCGCGCCATGGCCTCGGCGCAGGCTGTCAGATCGACATTGGCGGCTGCATCGGCTGCCGCCGAGACATCGACCTTCTTGCCCGCTGGGAACATCGCCGCGAAGAGCGGGGCGAGGCGGCGCGCGACGTGGAATTGCTGCCGGGCACTCATGCGCCCAGTGATGAACTGCTTCCCGTCGATTTCAATCTCGGCCATCAGTTATACGTCCCCAGGAACCCGGTAATGCTGCCCGCGCGGAACGCCCATGTGACAGTGCCTCCGTCCATCCCATACTCGAGGTTGGGCTGGCGCAGGAATGCGCACCCGGCAGCGACGATGCTGTCGTCAGCGTTGTTCTGAACCAGCGTGATGATGTTCTTCCCCCACAGGGCCGAACTGATGCGCTGGGCATTGTAGGCCGCCATCAGGATCGCGTTGTAGGGGCTCGTCTTGAGCAATCGAACGGTCACGGTGCCAGCGTTGGCCGCATGGAGGCTGTGCATGTAGGAGCCGTCCGCGCCGGTCGTCAGGTTCGTTTTGTCTGCCTCCATTTCGATGGAGACGCCCTCTTCGGCGGCCCCAGCTTCGGAAGCAAGCTGACAGGCAAGGCCCGTACCGACGATCGAGCACGTGACATCCTGGAATGAATAGGTGGTCATAGATCAGGGCCTCACGCGGCAATGTTAACGATGACTTCGGACGAATGAACGGCGCCGGCCAGTTTGCCCGCGATCTGCATGACAACTGCCTGCCGCGCGGCCACGGCAGACGCGCTCTGCGAAGCTACGGTCGGCTTGTAGATGTAATACCCGGACGGCATTGTATCTCCGGTGTTCAGCGCGCCTATGGTGGGGCCATCCCACACCCCGGCAGCGAAATATCCGTTCGTCACGAACTGTTCGCAGACGGCGGCATAAGACGCCTTGAGGGTGGTCATCCCGGCATCCGTCTGCGGAATTTTCGTCGCGCTGTAGAGCGTGTTGAAGCCCGCCACCTGAAGCGCGTTCTGGAATGCGTCGGCGCCGATGCGCACGTCGATCCACTGCCCATTACACATGATGCCCTGCTGAAGGATCGCGGTGCCGTTCTGGTAGTTGACGTAGTAGTTGCAGTATTTGGCATCGAGCGCTGCAGCCTGCGTGCTGGTCAGGGTCTCTGCCGTCACGCCCGGCTCGGACTTGAACTTGAGCGTGATCACCGAGTTGTTCGCCGTGTAATCAACCGTGGCGTTGCGGGCAAAGAGCGAGGCTGCCGCATAAGGGCTGCTGGATGAATACTGGCAAAGCGTGAAGCCGAGGCTGGCCTGCTTGAGCAGATACGCGAGGTCAGTCGTGGACGACGCACTGAGCGCGCCCGCGTCTTGGGTTGTGACGCACAGCAGGCGGGCAGGGGACTGTCCCTCATTGGCCTGGGCCAGAGTGACAATTTCGCTGTCCGCCGGCATCGTTGCCATGGCAATCACACAGCCATACCAGTCACCAGAAGCAGACGAGAGGCGCTCATAGGTCGTCGTCAGCGACTCCCCCGACTGTTGCTCGCCGATATAAAGCTGGGACGGCTGGGGCGACTGCGAAAAGAACAGGTCCGCCGCAAGGTATTCCGGGGCGGTCGTCCCGAAATCAGTGGCGACGGCTGTCAACGACGCGTAGCTGCGGAGATTCTCGCTTGTCGCGAGGACGCCGGAGGATCCGATCACCAGCAGCGCGCCAAAATTCCGGGTGCCCGTCGCAACGGGCGACAATGTGACCTGCACATTGACGATATCTGATGTGGGCAGACCTGCGCTCATGACCGGGCATTCTCCGTATCGAAGGGAAGTGAAGTCGCGTCTGTTTCGATCTGTCCGGTCGATTCCAGAACGCTATGGATGGGATAGGTGCGCACGACCTGACGCCGCAGGCGCAAGGTAATGTCGGTTCTCGGAAGCCACTGCTGGTTGACCAGTGACGGCACACGCGTCAGGCGCCCGCAATCCAGATAGGCCATACCGTTTTGCCACAGCAGGCGGCGGTTCTGCCCGACCATCAATCCGTCGCGCAGCAGAGAGGCGTTCTGGGTGGCGTTGGGGCCGTAGAACGATGCGAACAGGCTAAGCGTCTCATGGCGCCGAAGCGTCATCGACCCGTCGCCGTCGGGGTTGAACTGCTGGATGGCGTTTGTGTCCTGATCAGCCTCTGTGACCGACAGGGCGCACCAGTCGTCGTCGGCCGGCAACTGCTTGGGTGGCGTCCGCTGCCAGCGACGCCGGATGTTGGATCGATCCATGCCCGTCACCGACGCGACGAAATCGCCCAGGATCAGATCAAGCGCGGCATCTGCCTCGGCCTGCGTTTGGCTCGTTGGCAGGATCTGCGGCGCACCGTTCGTGGTGTCGGACATGTTCAGTCATTCTGAAGCGGGAGAAGGGCACATCTGGCGACGGTGAAACCCGCCCCAAATGGGGTCCAATCTTCGATGCTGACGACGGTGAATTGGCGCTCGTTGACTGTCAGGATGTCGGCACCGATCGCCCCATCGCCCGCAAACAGCGGCGTCTGCGAATATACGGTCACGCCGCCTGCCAAGCGTTCCGCGTCCGGAAGACGTTGAAGCTCGGCTGAGCGGATCGGCACGCATACGGCAACCACGAGCATCTCGAACTCTTCGTTCTGCGCCTCGCCTTGCTCACTTACCGTCTGCGTCGTGCGTGTGATCGTGATCGTCTGACAGAAATCCGGGTCGCTCAGAAGCTCGGATGCATCAAGGATTGGCATCAGCGGCGGTCCCGGACGTCTCGGACGACATAAGTGATGTGGTTCTGCAAATCGCCCGTATCGATCAGAGGCTGCGCGAGATCGGTAGACGGGGACATCCCGGCGCGCCGGTTAGCGAGCTCTTGGGCGGCGCCTGCATCCCCGGCTTTCTTGGACCGTATGCGCGCTTCAAGTGTCGCGTCCGCCAGCGGCGCGAAAGGCCCTGTATCCATCTTGTCTCGAACGGCGCCTTGCGCCTCCAGGCCGATGGCGGAGAGCGCCTGGCTTACGGACGCACTATCACCCGCCAGCGCCGCAAGCCCGGCGGCCCGGAGGCGTGACATGGCGCTTGCCTCAATTTCACGCACGCCCGGAACCAAAAAGGGGCGGGCAGGCAGGTTTCGGCTCGGATCGCCCGTTTCAAGCACGTAGCCGATGAGGGCATTGGAAGCGTCCCCGCCATCGTCCCGTTCGGCGCCTTCCTCAGGGATACCGACCATGACGCGCTTGGAAGTCATGGCCGTAACGGCCTTTTTCAGCGCGGGCATGCCATCGCGTGTCACGGTGACTGTCGGCCGCCTCAAAGCTGCATTCCTCCGGCGCCAAACAGAGAGACGAAAGCCCAGTATTGCCGCCCGTATTGCGTCGTGTTCCAGAACCCGGCGTCGTCGTAGCCACCCAAGCCTGTGTCGTAGGATTTCGAGATTCCGCCGACGCTTTTGGAGGCCGTCACCCCGACTTGGGGCGCCTGCCCAGCGCTTACCGCCTGTGCAGTCTGCTGCCCGGACACCAGTTGGTGCGCCACGAACAGGCCGATGCCGAGATTCGTGCTCGCGCCCCAACGCTGCTCACTGACGAAATTCCGCGCCATCTGAAGCCACAGCGCGATCGTCGCGGTCGGGAACGTCTGCGCGTTCGAGAATTCAGGGAAGAGCGTCAGAAAGTCAGAAGGCTGCATCCCGGTGTTTTGGAGGCCGGCCACGACGTCTTGGCTGGCCGTCAGGTTGAGGTTCGGTTCGCTCTGGGCCGCTATCTGGCTCGGCTCGTAGCGCACCGTCCACTGGCTGTCCGACATCGTGGCTGTCCTCCGTGTCGGCACCCGTGCGCGGCAGAACGAACGTGCATCGCTCCACCACACTCGGGTGCCTGGCTTCGTCCTCGCTCAGATCCAGCCACATCGGCGGATGAGCGTAGTGCTGGCGCCCATCCTCCCGCCGAAAGAAGAATGGGTGCTGAACGATGACTTGCGGCATGGGTCAGATCCCGTAGCGGCTGCCAGTTGTCTCCGGATATACGAATTCGACCTGACCCAGCAGCGACCAGTAGGTCGTGCGCAGCCACATGTCCTGATACGTGATCGGGGTCTTCTGGAGCGGCACCATCGGGTAACGGATCAGGTTCAGATCCTTGGTGTAGGCGAACATCATGTCCGCGCCGCCGGTGCCGCGCCCGATGCACCACTTGTTGGGCAGGATCGACAGCCGCTCGCCAGTGCTCTGCGTGTAGGGGTTGTTCACGCGCAGATATTCGAGGATCGACTGCGTGCCCGCGCTCGAAACCGTCTGGTTCAGCAGCGAGAACTGCGCGGGCGGCATCAGAATGTGCGAGGGGACGTATTTCCAGCCCGAGGTGGCCCACACGTCCGACTGAAGGGCGAGCACATCCGCCTGAATCTCCGCCGGAGTGCCGATCTTGCTCGCGAAGGTCGTCCCACTGTTCGTGCCCGTGCCCGAGACGACCGAGGAAACGGCCGCCGGATTATTCAGCATGCCATATGCGCCGGAGAACGCGGGCTCCCCGATGTACACCATCTCGTCGATGTCCATCTGGTGCTTCAGGTTGATGGCGGCGAGCTTCTGCGCATCGATCGGACGGCCGAGGCGCATTGCCTTTTCGAGTTCGCGATAGGTGTATTGCAGGGTCGAGCCCCACTCGCGCAGCGGCTGCGCGATCTTGTCGATATCGACCTGCGCCGCAGGAATGGCGGTGCTTTCCGCGCCGATCCAGTTTTTGCCGGCCGGGTTGATGCCGCCGACACTGCCGAAAGACGAACGCGTGAAGGACGAGAGATCGTCGGACACGCCCACGTCTTCGCGCAAGTCGATATCACGACCCCACGTCACCATGGCCAGCGGCTCGTGCAGCGTCGGGTCAAGACGCTCCAGCTCGCCGATGAAGAAGTTGCCAACGCTATCCATCGTGGCGGCGTCGAACGTGAAGGCGGTGTCCAGCGTCCGCGCACGGATGATGGCAGGCGTGGACAGCGCCGTGGTCGCGCCGCCCTTGACGGGAGAAATCAGCATGTGGGGGTATTCCATCTGAAGCACGCGCTCAGAGCGCGAAGTGGGGAAAGCGGCAGGCGATTACTGAAGGTTGAACGAAATCTCGGTGATTCCATCCGAGCCGGCCGCGCCCTCGAAGCGTGCGTTCGGCAGTTCGATCTGGTTTCCTGCGGTCGAGTCCGCCGTGGCCTCGAAGCCACCGATGATCTCGCCCGTGCCTGCGTTGGCAACGCGGACATAAACCGGCGCGCCCTTCACCGGCGTGCCTGAGCCGTAGAGAGTGACGCTCATATAGCCGCGCCGTGCGGTGTCCTGCGCGCCACCGTTGATCTGCGGGTAGGCTGCGGTTCCAGTGTTGGAGACCGCGCGGCCCGGATAGGAGCGGACCAGCAGGCCGGCGATCTCGGCAGCGGTTTCACCACCCGTCAGCG